CCTGTTTATTCTTCTGGATATCTTCTTCAGTCACAGGTCTTGGAACTCGCATATAGTCCTCATGTCATCTTCGTAACAATAACTCTAAAAGAATCAAGATTGAATTTGAGTGACTTTTGTCCACCCAGAAAAGATCTTGTTTTCTGAGCTATTCCAGAAGTATATAGAGTATGTTAAGAGAAAGGGTCAGACTGAAAACTGGATTGAAGAGAAGAAGAGGTTCATAGAAAGGAATTGTAAAGAATGGATGAATAGTCCAATAAGTAAGATAAGAAGAATAGATATTGAAGATGAGTTACAAAAGAGAGTTAACAGTAAGGCTAATAAGTTTCTAGTTATAATGAAAGCTTTATTTACATATGCAGAGAAGATGGAGTTTATAATGAAGAATGTATGTCATGGAATAGAGATGAGATCAATAGAAGAACCAAAAAGGTATATAGTTCCAATTGAAGACTTTAAGACTGTATTAGATATAGCTGATAAACCAGATAAAGAGTTCTTGATGATGTTATTCTTGACTGGGAGTAGATTTAATGAGTTATTATCATTGAGATGGGATAATGTGTATGATGAGTATATAGTATTACATAGTCGTAAGCATAGTAGAGGAGATTTAAAAGGAAGAAGAGTTCCATTAAGTAAGTTAGCGAAGTCAATAGTTGATAGTATTATGATGAAAGGAAGAAGTTGTTATGAATATGTATTCTATAATGATTTAACAGTGAATAGATACTATAGTATTCAAAAGATGTTGAGTATTTTATGTTTAAGATGTAATGTTAGTCCTTTTGGTTATCATTCAATAAGGAGATTAAGTGCTAGTATTATGTGTAGGAATAATATTAATGTTAGAGATATAAGTGGAATATTAGGTCATAGTAGTATAAGCACTACTAATCTTTATTTATTTAGCATTAATGATGGAGCATCAGATGCAGTCAATAAGCTAGGGCATGAGCTAGAATATAAGCTAGAATAGATTGTTGTATTTTAGATGCAGTTTGAGTGTTATAGTTAGCAGTGGAGTGAGCTATACGAGAAAAATAGTAGCAGTATTTAAGTGAAATATGAGCTGGAGGTACGAGCATTGTTCAATAATAATTCTATAAAAGAGTCTAGATTCCGACTGGCATAGACTCCCTCTCTCTCGTTGCTAGTTGACGGAAACCAGAATAAGTTGTAGAGTGTTAGCTTGACGCGCCTGTAGCTCAGATGGATAGAGCTACGGACTTCTAATTAGTTCACCGCTAACTGTTTAAACTAATAATTCCTTCCAGTTGTTGTCTTTCCAATCCAAATCTTCATTAAACGTTCAATAAAGCTATCACAATTATCTTAAATTCTAGATACAAAATTATTTGATATCTCTACTAAAATCATAGAGAAGTCTATAAACCAGTCTAGCAAACCCATCTAATTAGCCTCATAACACGAAGAAACTGACTGAACATATCTAAAATAGGAGTAAACTATGGGAAGACGTGGACCAAAGCCTAAACTTAACATGAAGAATGTTCTAGCTGCTATCCCAGATACAGGAGGCATCTTCACAGAGATAGCAAAGAAGTTGAGAGTCAGTCGACAAACAGCAGTTATATTCTTTAAAGATAATCCAGATGCAGAGAAAGCAAGACTAGAAGAAGAAGAAGCTTGGTTAGATTTAGCTGAGAGTAAGCTGTTAGTATCGATTAAAGCTGGAGAGTATGGACCAGTAAGCTTCTTCTTGAGAACGAAAGGAAGAAGAAGAGGATATGTAGAGAAGACTGAGATAGGTGGAGTGAAAGATGAACCGATTGGCATAGCAGTATTTCCAGTTGGATTAGTTCCATCTCAGATAGATTTCAAAGATAAGAAGTTGCTTGAAGAGAAAGCACTCAGTTTGATAGATGATGCTATCACTATAGAAGCAGAAGAAGTAGTTGTAGAAGCTAGTCAGTTGGCTTCTGAAGAGGCATCGAACAAGCAATCATGAAAACCAAGGAAGAAATCGTATAGATTTTCCCTACTCAGTTTGTTTCTGAGAAGCAACAGCAGAAATACGGCAAGCAAGCAGATTGCTTTGATCACTGGCGAGACACTTGAGCCCAGCATTCCATCTACATTGCACATCACTTACAAAGTATCTAGCCAAAGCCATTGCTAATATTTCTTGCTACTACTGCTAATTACACATACTCGCATACAGCAAAAACTTTTCATTTACAAATCACTAGCCGAAGACATTGAGGAGGCATTCATTGCAAACTAACTGGACAGGCACAAGAGTATTCTACGAGAATATTAAAAGTAAACATACAGTCTTACTAAACCGTGGTGGAGCCAGATCTACTAAGAGCTACTCAATCATCCAAATACTCACTTTAAAATGGGCTAACGAACAGAAGAAAAAGATACTGGTGCTTAGAAAGACTCTCCCTAGTTTAAGAGTATCTACTCTACCAGTCTTCATACAGATGTGGGTTGACTCTGGCTTACAACGTAAAATACGTGCTGAAAAACAGGATTTAAATTTCTGGTTAGGAGATAATCTAATACACTTTGGATCATTAGGAGTTTCTGAAGCAGGAGTAGAACGAATTAAGTCTACAGACTGGAACTACATTTTTCTCGAAGAGGCCAATGAATTTACTATAGAAGACTATCGTATTCTAAAGCTAAGACTCTCAGCTCCGAGTCTAGATGGACAAAAGAATAGAATGTATCTATCTTTCAATCCCATATCGAGTTATCATTGGCTGAAGCTTGAACTAGCTGATAAAGCAGTATCAGAAGATGTAGATGAAATAGTTTCAACATATCGAGATAATCCTTTCTTATCGCCTGACTACATCAAAATAATTGAATCACTGAAAGAACAGAACTTAAATTTTTACAACATTTATTCTGAAGGACAATGGGGAGTACTAGAAGAAATCATATATGATAAAGTTTGGACACAAGTAGATAGTTTACCTGAAACTGGAGATTTTTGTTTTTCTTGTGATTTTGGTTATAATGCTCATACTGCTGTGGTTAAAATAGCATTCAAAGATGATAATCCTTACATTCAACAAATGCTTTATCAAACCAAATTAACAAATAGTGAACTTATTCAACAACTCAAAATACTCATACCAGAGAACGAGAGAGGATGTGATATCTTTGCAGATGCAAGTGAGCCGGATAGGATTAGAGAAATTTGTGATAGTGGGTTCAACTGTAAACCTGCTGATAAGAGTGTGAAAGATGGGATAGATTATATTAAGTCGTTGAATGTATATGTGACAAAAAGTAGTCCTGACGTTATAAAAGAAAAGAACTCTTACAGCTACATGAAAGATAAAGATGGTCATGTAATAGATCAACCTGTGAAGTTTCAAGATCATCTCCTTGATGCAATTAGATATGCTTTATGGACAAGACATGTAATTCGGGATCCAAGGATTAGATGGTTAACTGGGTAGGAGTAATCTTTCCTTCAACTTTTGGTTGATGTCTTGCCTCAACTGTTCTAAAGTAGGTAGTTTTACATATCTTAAAAAAGTCCACCCTTGTTGTTCTATTCGTTTCTGTCTCTTCAAATCTTTAAGCTTATTTGAATGCCAATATAATTCATCATATTCAAAAGCAAGTCCAAGTTTTTCATCACCTACATCAATATTATAATTCCATTTCTTTGTAATATAAATTGGATATTCTAAGATTGGATGCGGACATAATAACATTAACATTTGAAAAAGTTGTTTTTGTGGTTTTGTTGGTCTTTTTATTTTACTTCTAGCATATACTGCACCACCATTTATCATAAAGTCTCTTAATTGCTTTTTTCTTTCTGGTTTATTATTAGATAGTTTTGAAGCAGCTGATACTTTAGCTTTTACTTCTGGTTTCTTCATAATTTCAGTTATAATAATTGACATTTTATCTTTATATTCTTGTGAATATTTTTTTCCTTTTCGACTTTCAGAAAATTTCTTTCTAACTTCTAGTCTAGATGATGAACTTATTTCTCTTAGCTTCTTCTTTCCTTCTTCAGACATTTTATCAGTGCCATTTTTTCTTCTTGATTTCCATACTTTAAAACCATGTTCTTCTGGTAGTTTCTTTCCTTTAGCATTATGGCCCCAAATATATTTTCTCCCTTCTTTTGTTAATTGACCACAACTACAACTACATAAAACTAAAATTTTTGGTTTACGTTTTCTGAACCAAGTGGTAGATAACTTTTTTCTAGCTTCTTCTTTATCCATTGGATTAGATACTCTTGTATTATGTCCACTAATGAATCTTGGAATATAGAAACTATATTTTTGAACTACTTCTCCACCACATCCACATTCACATAAAGGCATCTTCGTCTCCTTTTTCTTTTGTTCTTCGAAGTCAAGAAAGCATCCGAAGTAGCAAATCTAACAGAAACTCTCTGGTTTATGATAGTCAGACTGAACAAAAACATGTATAACATCTTGATACTTACGTTGGAGGAATCTTTAATGGATAAAATTGTAAAAGAGTTTTCTTTCCAGATTAAAGATGTAGATGAAACAGATCATTCATTCTGGGCAATTGCCTCTACTGATGAAATAGATAGAGATGCAGATACAATTCAACCAGATGCTTGGGACTTAAAGAACTTCAAGAAAAATCCAGTCATTCCTCTCTTTCATAACTACCATGAATTTCCAGTAGCTAAAGCAGACAAAATCAAAGTAGAAGATAAGAAACTTATGTTCAAACCCCAGTTTGCCGTCGAGATTCATGAATCTGCTAAAGTTGCTTATCAATTATATACAGGTGGATACATGTCTGCTTTCAGTGTAGGCTTCATTCCAAAAGAGTGGACAGATGAGACTCGTAAAGATGGAAGATCTGGAAGGAACTATACCAAAGTAGAACTTTTAGAAATTTCTGCTGTTGTGGTTCCTGCTAATGCAAATGCTTTAACTGAAGCAAGAGGAAAAGGAATTGAAGTAGATAAACTTGATATAGATACAGTTCACAAACCAGAAGAAACGGACGACTTTATTCATATCCCAATAAAGAATGCAGATCTATTCGTTCAAGATTCATTTAGAACCTGGGAAATAGGTAAAGATAAAGGAATAGAAGCTGTAGGTGGAAAATTAAAATCAGATCCAGATGGAGCTATGGAAATTCAAAAGTATATCTTTGACAAAGCTAAAGGCTGGACAATGGAATCAGCAAAGAAATGGGTTGCTGATCATAAGAATCTAGAATTTGCTATTCTTAAAGAAGAGA